TGGATCGATTAAAAGTCCGACATCGGTGGCAAGCCAACGTGACGGAGCGACTTTTACTCGGCCGAAATCGGTGGCGATGACGTCAATTGTGCTGACGACTTCGGTTTTGCCGACCAAGACTTGCGTTGTACTTCGGCCGGTGAATGAGGAGATCGTTCTCTTGGGCCCTGGGGGCACTATCCACATGGTGGGGCTTCCACCATTCTGGTATGCCTGCTGCATCGCATCGCCGAGCATCGCCTCGGTGATGGTCACCTGCGACCCGGCGGCGATGGCGGGGAAGGCGTCAGTCGCCGCGACCGGGAGGCCGGTGACGACGGTGCCGGGCGCGACCGCTGCGGCGACGGTCGAGTTCTTGTCCACGGCCCTGCCGAGCCAGTGGGAGAAGGCCTCGGTCGTCCTGGCGGTGGGGCCGGTGTCGTTGCCGTCGTTGCGGGGCTGACGGGAGCAGAGGATGCTCTCCATGTCCGACTTCAGGACCTTGGCGGCGAGGGCCATCTGGTGAGCCATCTCGCTCCCTTTGCCCGCCGCGTCGGCCTCCTCTTGGCTGCCTGACACGGTCGCGTCGCGCTCGCTGATCTGCGTCACATTGTTGCGGCGGATGGTCGGCTGGGACGGTCCATTGGCCAGCGCGAACCCTTCAACCTGGGCGTTCGCCAGATTAACCAGCGGCAGAAACTCGGTCTGCCAGTCGAAGATGCGGTTCTTGACGTTCCTTCTGCGGATCGCCGACATGACCGGCGTGTCGAAGGGGTCAATATTATAGATGGCGTTGCTGAGGTCTTCGCGGTTTGCTTGGGCGTTGTAAGTGGTAAAGGCGTTCGTGACCTTGGGCACGGAGATGATCCTTTCGGGCAAGAGGGACTGTCTCCAGCGAATACGCTGGACTGGTCTCTAGCCCGAACGGCTAGACTATGGGGGCTCTGGCTATGCCAGACACGTTACAGGTCTCCGGTTGAACCCGGACTTATTCAACGAGGCCGCAGGAATTGCGCCATCACCAGCGCGGCGTCGTCGACGCGGCCGGTGGCGGCGAGCCTCTTCTGGGCGTCGTTCATTGAGCGGGCGGCCCCGTTGCCGATGCGCGGCGCGGAGCCCGGCTGGAGCGCGCCCTGGCGCTCCGGCTGCACCGGCAGGGGCTTGTTGCGCATCATGTTGTCGTACTTGGCCGCCTTGTTGAGGATGGTCAGCATGCGCTCGTCGTAGGTCGTGCCGATCTCGTCCTCCGAGAAACCCGCCTCCATCGCGGTTCGGCGCATGTAGTTGATCGCCTTGTCGAGGCTCTGCTGGTCGTTGAGCTTGTTCTTGGCGCGGAACTTGTCGAACTCGGCCCGCGCGTAAGATGCGGTGCGCTGGGCGTTGTCGTTGAAGGCTTCCTGCTGCGCCTGGACCCGCCGCTGGCGGATGGCGTGGAGCGTGCCGTAGACGGCCTTGTAGTTGTTTTCCAGGTTGTGGGCGGCGGCCGGGTCCGTTCGGTAGAGCTGCTCCCAGTCGGGCTCCTTGGGGATCAGCGCGGCGAACTCCTGCTCTTGGTTCTGGCAGAGCTGAATGTAGGCCTCGCGCGCCGCCTGGGCCTCGGCGCCACGTTGGTCGATGGTCTTGGCGACCTCGACCATCTGCTGCATGCGGGAGTTGAACGTCTCTTCGCGTTGGTAGCCGCGCAGGGCCTCGTTGAGGCTGACCTCGCGCTCCTCGCCGTCTACCTGAATTTTGTACCGGGGGGAGGTGTCTTCGCCTTCTTGTTCGGGACCGTCCCCCTTGTCTGGTTTTTCGCCGTCTGGATCGGCATCGTCGGGCTCTTCGCCGATCCGCTCTGGCGGCTGAGGTTCGGCTGGCTCGTCATTGTCGTTGGCGGGGGCTGGAGCGCGTTTCGCGGGCTTCGGAACATTGTCCCCTTCTTCAGACCGGCCATCGGCAATTCTCCTCTCCTGTTCGATGAGGCGAGGGTCGGCCCCGCCGTCGGCGGTGTCGCCGCGCTCGTCGCCTTCGATGTCGCGCGGCTGGAAGATCGCCTCCGGCTTGTTGGTGGAGACGAAGCGGCCGGACTGGTCGCGCTGCCGCGTGGCCTGGGGGAGTTCCTGCGCAAACGCCTCGCGGGCCTCGTCGATCCCGTCAGCCATGGCTGGCTCGCTGGGCGTCGACGCGGTAATTCTCGATGAGGTTGCCGAGCGCGGTCGGGATGACGTCGAGGGCGCGCAGGCGGGCGGCCAATTCGTCCTGCCTGACCCCTGCGTGCGGCTGGTCGACCAGCTCGTTGAACCACTGCTGCCGGAGCTGGCGGTAGACGTAGCCGAAGGCCTTGTCGGCTAGCAGAGCCTTGGCGGCGGCCGAGAGTTCGCGGCGCTCGCTCAAGTTTTCGATTTTGCTGTTGCTGCCTAGCGCCGACATCTGTTCATCGGCAACCAAGTTGTCCCAGTGACAACTTCGCAGGTTGCTTCAATGAATACTTCCGTTTTATCCTTCCGGCAAGCCGCCGCCGCTGTTGTCGTTGCTCGGCGTGGTGGCCTTGGCCATGTCGGCCACCACCTGGGCCATGTCGACCTGATGGTCGAGGGCGAGCTGCGTCTGCTCGACCCGGATCTTCTCGGCCTCGTAGGCCTGCTGCTGGGCGAGTTTGTCCCGTCGGAACGCCTCGTCCTGGGCCTGCTTCTGCACGTTGAACTGCTGGGTTCCGATGTCCTTCGCGGTCTGCGATTTGACCCGCTCGTAATTCGCCTTGGCCGCGATGGTCATCGCGTCGGGCTCCTTGGGCGCAGTCATGATCTGCTGCAGGACCTGCGGATCCGGGGTCTTGAAGTAGCGCGAGACGTTCTTGATGTTGGCGATGGACAGCATGTCGGTGATGGTGTTGAGCATTTCGGGGATGCCGACGACGGGGTTTTGCGGCCCGAATTGCTGGAACACCATCATCTGGTCCTGCTTGATCTGCTGCAGGGTCATCATTCGAACGGTGTCGCTGCCCTTGCCCAAGGTCGGGTTGACCTCGACCGACATGTCGGCGTCGAACATGCTCGTCTGGTAGGTCTGCCAGGAGCCGTTGATGCGCAACGTGCGCGTCTGGTTCTCGTTCTCCACGATCTCGTTGAACAGGCCGTGAAACAAGTCGCGGTAGCCGGTCTCGGCCAGGACCCGCGCCACCAGCTCGGTGCGCTCCTGCTGACCGTTGATCACCGCCTCGACGCCGATCATCGTGCTCGACTGCAGGGCCTTGGGGTCGAGCCCGCGCGCGGCGTCGGAGAGGCCGGTGCGGCGCTGCTGCACGGCGTCCAAATATTCGAGGACCGGCAGGGCCGCTTGGCCGACGAACGGGGTCGAGGCGAATTGCACGGCGGCGCTGGGGTCGCCCCTGGTCCTAATCACCGCGCCCAGGTCGTCGTTCAAGGCGTCATCCAAATTCGTGACCAATTCGTTGACCACGGTCTTCGGGTTGATGCTCTCGGCCAGGCTGTCGAGGACGCCCCGCGTCATGTTGGTCTTGATCCGCTGGATATCGACGGTCAGGTCACTAATGCTGTCGCCGACCAGGGTGTGGGAGATCGGGTCGCAGCTAAACAGCGCGAACTTGATCCGGTTGGCGGGCTCGTCGCGCACGATGGCGTGGGCTTCGCCCATGGTGCAGATGTAGCGCAGTTCGGCCACGCCATCGCCGTCGCTGTCGGCGCGGATGTACCATTCGCCATACATGACGCCGTCGCCGACGCGGGTGGACATGCCCCGCCCGGGATTGCGGATCATGCTCTCCATGGTGAAGTTGTGGACGTCCTGCGTCTGCAAGTAGTTGGCGGCGAGGTCGCGCGGGTAGCCCATCTTGGTCAGTTCATCGATGGAGACGATGCGCTCATGGCCGACGATGCGCGACTGGGCGAAGCTCCTGGCGTAGCGGTCGAGGCGCATTTCTTCCGGCGGCACGCCCTCGATGCGGGTGATCGGCTTGTTCTGCTTGCCTTCGATGGTGACGTCGACGCCGCCCGTGTCGTTCTGGACGAGCGAGCCCGGCACGACGGTCGCGGTCGGGTCCTCGGCGAGCAGCATCTGGAGCTGCTCCATGGTGATGTTGACGAATTGCTTGCGCTTCACCTCATGGGTGTTGTCGGTCCACCATTT